TGAATAAAGTCCGTTAGATTCATAGCATTCTTACAATGATCATTCAAAAACATCTGTATATTGAATTGATTATTAGTAGTATTATGACTGTTTGTATTATTATTAGAAATATTCATTCCCATATTAGGCATCATCTCTATCATTTTATCCATTACATCGCTATTTTTTAAAATTACACCTTCCATAATATCTTGGTTCTTCAAAAGCATTTTTATCAGTAATTCTTTATCAATGTCTACAGTAGGAGTATTATTAGTTTTTGATTTACATTCCACATGAACAATGGAGCACCTCTTTTTATGTTTATATAAACCTTGTCTAAATTTATATATATTACCACAATCATCGCATTCAAAATTATTGGCGTTTTGTGGCGTAACATTGTAATCCATTGTATCCTCATTGTAACTCTTTTTATGTTTTCCAGTTAATAAATGTCTATTCCAATCACTTTCTTTACGACATTTAAAGTCACATTTATCACAATAAAATTTGTTGGCGTTTTTTGGCGTTAGAATTGTATCCATTGTATCTTTATATTAGAGTTATATAATAAAACGCCTAAATCCTTTACATAAAATATATTTTTTACATTTTTTTTGTCATAACAAATAAAAAAAGTTTGAAATGAAAAACAGAGCATTAAGCTCTAAATGACATTTTCACTGTTTTTTCAATTCATAATCCAAAAATCAAAAAAACACACAAAAATAGTGTGTGTAATTTCCAAAAGTCAAATATGAAATGGGAAAACACGAAAAATGTAAATTTACTACATGTATCTAAAACAAACCACTTTTTTTTGATAGATAATAGTCCCTTGATATGTAGTGGCTCACTACATGCCACTACATGTGTGTTTTTTTATAAAAATATCATGTAGTGAAGGCCTACCTACATAAAAAGCATCCTCCTAATTCCCGAAACTTAAAATCTAGGAATGCCGTCGTCGTTATTTGGTGATGATTTATCTGTCGGTATATTAGACGTTGGACAATTATCCAACATTAAATTACACTCTACAAATCAAGAATTCGGTAATTGTAATAATTGTATTTAGTTAAAAACAATACTCAATAAAATTATATATGCCAAAGAAATCAAAGAAATCAAAGAAATCAAATATTATTACATTAAATAAAAAATTGATTAATAATATTATCACAAATTCTACAATAAATTCTACAATAAATACTATCGAAATGGACAAGAATATACAGGACCTCATTAAAAAAAATAATTGTGTAGTTGATGACATCAATCAACTATTTCACAACGAAGGTATTGAATTCACACAACGATTAGAAATTGTAACTAGTCTTATCAATTATAAATTTAGAGGATTAGATCTGACTTGTAAAATAGATGAAGGTTTAAAAAATAAACTAATTGATATTTTTGAAACAATTACATTGGATAAAAATGAATTAATTCAAAAAGTCTTTATGTTTTACGGTAATAAAACACTTAAGATTGAATTGGATCAGTTTTATACACCCATAACAATAGGTCGTTTTATAACAAGTTTACCTATATCTGGGAGAAAAATCATCGATCCTGCTTGTGGAACAGGTGATCTAATAATTAATTATAATGGTGATATAACTTTATGGGATGTAAGTCCTGATGTAATTAAAATTTGTGAATTCAATTATAAATTGAATAGTAAGGAATATGAAACAGCAAGTATTAATAGTGTAAAGTCATATGATGAGGATAATGGTGTTTATGATTATTGTTGTTTAAATCCACCTTTTGGAAGTTCTACAGTAATTACGGACAAGGATTTATTAAATAAATATGAATTGGGTCGTAATAAAACAAAAGAAGAGATTGGTATTTTGTTTATTGAACGATCTATGAATCTATTAAAAGACGATGGTATTGGATTTATAATATTACCAAATGGGTATTTGGGAAATTCGTCAAAAAATACAAAACAATTACGAGCGTATTTATTATCATATAGAATAATATCTATCATTGAATTACCTAGCAATACATTTTCTAGAAGTGGAACTGGAGTTTCAACTAGTATGATAATTATACAAAAGCGAAAAATGACAGTACCATACAATATATTTATAAAAAAAATTATTAATATTGGATATGCTCTCAATAAAAAAAACACTCCATACAAATATAAGACAATTAATGGTAATTATATTTTAAAAGATGGAAAACCAATTCTTGATAATGATTTGGAAGATTGTTTTAATGAAATGGTCCGTTTTATTAATAAGGAAAAGATAACTAATTTATCACACGATTCTTGTGAAGACAGCGAAATATTAGGTATTGATATTGTAAATACAGATGAATTACATACCGATATTTTAGACATCAATCGATATTTATCAACATATACCAATACAGTTAGTAATTATGTATCCATGAATTGTATGACTATCAAAAAATATATTGTCCCAAATATAAGTGGCAAATTTGAGATTATTAACGACAAAGAATATATTTATCTTGATATAAAACAGATTACATCGCCGATTTATAGTAAAAGTAATCTCATGTATGGTTACGAGTTGCCAGGAAGAGCTAAAATAATGTTAGAAAAATACGACATAATTGTTTCTAAGTTGAAAGGTAAACTATCATTTACAATGATTTTAGATAATGTAGATAATATTATTTGTACAAATGGATTTACATTATTAAGACCAATTGATTATAAAAGTGCTATTGTGATATTTGCTAATTTATTTAGTGATGAATTTATGATTCAACATAATTCTTTATGTACTGGTAGTATAATGGCTGGTATTTCAGAAAAGGATATAAAAAATATGTACATTAATAACAATATAAATTTTTCTAAGTATGAAACAGTGGTTAATGCACTTATAACTATTAATTCTGAACTGTAATTGAAGACAACTTTTCATAAGTTTCTCTATCGATGATTCCATTCACCCACATTAGGCGAACACCATCATTCATTCTATCGGTTTCTGAGTAACCACCTTGACGCCGATTACAATCACCGTGTCCCCAATACATATTTCTAGGTAGGAATCTCTCGTTTGGATCTCTGTGACAAATTTCAATGTAATTATCACATGATTTATATTCTGAACAATACTTCTCAATATTAATTTTTTCACCGCAATATTTGCAACAATGGTCTTTTTTGTGGATAAACGGCAAGATTTTTTTCATTTCTTCAAACGATACATCGTCAATTCCGTCAAAATTCACGATTTGGTTGATCAGTTCGTTCATAGTGATAATCAATTCAGATGGAAGACAAAAGTCTTTTGGGCGAATTCCTAATGGGGCTGGATAAGATTTACTGGCTTTGAATTCTTCGTATGTAACATCAATAGGAGGACACCATCTACAATTTCTATTGAAAATTTCATTTCCAAATCTCTTGTGTGTCGAAAGTGATATTTCTCCGTTTTTAAATTTATAATAATCTGTAATTTTTATGTAAGGAGCACCTTGACTTTGCATCAATTGGAATAGTTTATCCTCGAAAATTTTTGTTACTCTTTTGTCTACCTTTTCATTGGTAATAATTTGTCTTATGTTTTTTTCTAGCGAGGTTACGACTTCTCTTGTAACAAATTCGCTTATATTAATGGGAACTGGATATGCCTCTAGATGTAAGTAGCCATCACTGTCTGGGTTAATTTCCGTAAAATTTATATCAAACTCTTCACGACTAATCTTAAAACACCTACTACTTGCACTAGTAAGTGAATTTAAAGTAATCATATTAGTTTCGCTATTAGATTCAATAACTATACAAGGAGCTCCTTCGATCTGAAGATATTCTGGATTTTTTGAAACTCCTGTTTTGGTTTCGTAGTTGCGTAGAGCTGTACACTTGGCGGTGCAAAATTTGCTAATTGTCGACATATTGGTTATGTGGTGTGATTGTTGATACTATACTCCTATTTTTCAAAAAATACTTCAATTTTTTTACATTTGAAATACTATTGTAATACATTTATTTAATAAATATAAAAGCAGTCTTTTATACTTATTAAGCTATGGCAATGTTAAAGTTATACTTTAAATTAAGAGATGAATATAGGGAAACATATGGAGAGAAAACATTATTATTAATGGAAGTTGGATCTTTTTATGAAATTTATACCAAAGTTGATTCTATTACAAAGGAAATTACAGAGCCACAAGTAATAGATTTGCGACTATTTACTGGATTTGTGCCTGGTAAGAAGAATGAGGAAACTATGATGTTTGGATTTTCTTCTCGTATTTCAATGTTACTAGAAAAATATGTAGAAAAAATGGTAAATAATGGCTATACAGTGGTAGTGTATGATCAAGATACACCAACCAATAATACTACACGAAGTTTAAAGGGAATTTATTCATCAGGTACTTTTTTTGATGAGACGTCGGACAATATTTCAAATAATTTATCTTGTATTTGGATTGAAAGTCATAAAAAATCTAAAATGAATAAATATGGTAATATTGTGATTGGAATGTCAAATATTGACAACTTCACTGGAAAGAGTAATTTTTATGAAATTATTACAGAAAATCTTCATAACCCAACTACATATGACGAATTAGAGAGATTTATTGCTACTTATAATCCAAATGAGACAATTATAATTTCAAATATAAGTGATAAAGAAATAACCGACATAATTCAATTTATTCGACTAGATAGTAAAAAATATCATAAAATAAGTATTGATAGTCCAAAGGTTAAAAATGTTGAAAAGCAGGTATATCAGAGAGAAATTCTAGACAAATTCTTTTCTTTTAATATTAGTAGTTCTCTCTTCAAAAATAGTATGAACTATACATATGCTCTACAAAGTTATACGTTCTTATTGAATTTTGTATATGAACATAACCCTAATTTGGTAAATAAGATTCAAGAACCTATCATTGAAAATAAAACAGAGAGAATGACCTTAGCTAATCATAGTTTAAAACAACTTAATATTATTCAAGATGGAAATTATAGTGGAAAACTTGCTTCTGTAAGTGGATTTTTAAATAATTGTATTACACCAATGGGAATGAGATCATTCAACTATAATATTCTCAATCCTACAACTTGTCGAGAGAAAATGACAGAAAAATACGATATAACAGAATATCTATTAACTGCTGATTTATGGAGTAGCTGGAGAAAGCAATTGAAAAATATAAGAGATATTGAAAAATTAAATAGACAAATATATGTTACGAATATAACTCCCCATAATTTATTTAATTTTTATGAAAATCTCTCTACGATCCGTCAATTATTCTCTTCATTAGAACAAGATACAACAATTACTACTTATTTATCTAAAAATAACTCAATGGACATTATAAAAGTATGTGACGAGTTCCAACAAGTATTCAATAATACCTTTAATATGGATGTATGTAAAACAGTAACAACTATGGATTTTGATACAAATTTTATTAATATAGGAATTAATAGTGACTTGGATAAATATGTAAACTCTTTAGAAAATGGAACGAATAAATTAGAAGCTATACGTCAATATTTAGATAGTCTAATAGGTAAGGGAGAGACAAAACATAAAAACGATTTTATTAAAATACATGAAACAGATAAAATGGGCATTTCACTCCAATGTACTAGTCGTAGGAGTGTAATTTTAAAGAAGCAAATTGAATTAGGGAAACACAGTGTTAAATTACAGTACGTAAATAATAATGGCAATATAGAATGTTTTAACATTAACCCAGACATTCAATGTAATAAATCAACTGTATCAAATGTGAATCTTATTAATAGTGATATTCTAGAAATGTGTAATAGTATAGTCGCTTCGAAAAATAAAATGAAGGACACAATAAATATTATTTACAAGGATTTTATAAAAAATCTCGAAAATTACGAAAGTAAGTTTCAAGATCTGATTAATTTTTGTTCGTCAGTTGATGTATTACAAAATATGTGTTATATTGCTGAAACGCACAAATATTACAAACCCAATATTAAATATGGAGATAAATCATATGTTATTGCAAAACAAATTAGACATCCGTTAATAGAAAAATTAAATACAGAGGAACTGTATGTTGCTAATGATTTATCGATTGGATTAGATAATGATTTAATGTTATTATATGGGACAAATGCGGTAGGAAAAACAAGCATTATTAGAGCACTTGGAATAAATGTCATTATGGCACAAGCAGGATTATATGTTCCTAGTGAAGAATTTGAATTTGTACCTTATAAAAGTATTTATACAAGAATTTTGGGAAATGATAATTTATTCAAAGGACTATCTACATTTGCTGTAGAAATGTCCGAACTAAGAATCATTTTAAATACAGCAGATGAGAATAGTTTAATATTAGGAGATGAACTATGTTCAGGAACAGAACATGATTCAGCCGTGAGTATTTTCGTGTCAGGACTAGAAATGTTGAGTAAAAAACGAACAAGTGCTATATTTGCAACACATTTACATGAAATTATAAATTATGATGAAATAATGGCATTAGAAAATTTATCTATAAAACATATGTCGGTTAAATATGATGCGTCTAGAGATATTTTAGTATACGATAGAAAATTAAAGGATGGTGCTGGAACAAGTATGTATGGATTAGAAGTATGTAAATCATTACATTTACCGGATACATTCTTGGAAAATGCATATGCTTTAAGACGTAAATATAAAAAGACAGAAATGGGGGTATTAGAACAAAAAACATCACATTTTAATAGTAAAAAAATAATGGGTATGTGTGAAATATGTAAAAAATCATTTGGAGAAGAAGTTCATCATTTACAACATCAAGAAAAAGCAGATAAAAAAAATATGATAAATAACTTTCATAAAAATCATCCAGCAAACCTATTAACATTATGTGAAGAATGTCATATAACTATTCATAAATCGGGAAAACAACATAAAAAAATTAAAACAACAATTGGAATTGAAATAGAGGAAATGTGATATAATAAATATATTAGTATTATATATATTGCATATTATATATGTCAGATTCAAGTGGAATAATATTGAAACTAACATTATTATTAATAATAATTGGTACAATAATGTATTTATTTAAGACAATTGGAGTTAATGTAATACCATTGGTTAAAACTACAAGCAAATTAGGACCACTCATGTTAATTGTATCAATCATAATGATTGGATTAATTGTTTATTTTGGAATAATTGGATTTGATTTAACACAAATTGAAGATAAATATGTAGAAAAAATAGTAGATGTAGAGGGTTTTGATGGTTTAAATTTAGAGACGGGTTTTTGCAAGAGTCATGAAGGAAATAGAAATGAATTAAATAAAAGTTGTGGTGAACTAACAAAAAATAGTTGCGTATCTACTGATTGTTGTGTATATGCAAAAATGCAAGGTGAAGAAAAATGTTATTCAGGAGACGCACACGGTCCAACATTTAGACGTAATTCGGACGGCAAAACATATGATATAGATTATTATTTTTTTAAGGATAAATGTTTTGGAAGTGGATGTTAGAATTAATAATTAATATTAAAAAAAATTGATTTATATATAAATTTATATAATATATATATAAATCAAGATGATCATACCTGTAAAGTGTTTTACGTGCGGAAAAGTTATTGGTAATAAATATGAGTATTACCAAAAAGAAGTGAGAAAAATAAAAATGGCTAGAAAAATGGAGGTAGATAAGGTAATTTATTTAACCGAAGATTATATTGATAAAACACCTGAAGGAGAAGTTTTAGATAAATTAGGATTAAATAAAATGTGTTGTAGAAGACATTTATTAACACACGTGGATATAGAATAATCTATATATCTAATATATAGATGGCAAAATCAATCAATCGTAGAAGTAATAAGAGAAGTAATAAGAGAAGTATTAAGAGAAGTAATAAGAGAAGTATTAAGAGAAGTATTAAGAGAAGTAGTACCAAGAAAATGAATAAGAATATTAAACATATTTCATTAAAAAGACATAAAAAACATAAAAAAAAACACAGTATGATAATAAATAAACATCGTCAAATACCATCACAATCTATGCGTCACGGTGGAAACATGAATGGTGGTATGGTGTCTAGTCCTTCTGCTGGGCCTGTAGGATATTCTTGGGATGGTGGAAATGTAGGAACATGGCCTGGTGCACAAGCGTCGGAAGGTTTAGATACAAATGGAGCGACCATGTCCAATCATTTTTCTTTGAGTAAGAATGGGATAGTTGTTGGTGGATTAGAACCACCGCGTTCTACGAGTGACGACCAAATATTTAAAGGTGGTAGAAGAATGAAAAAAACAAAGGGAAAAAAACAAAAGGGAGGTTTTATTCAGGAACTTATAAATGTAGTAAGAGGTGGAGAAAATAATGTTAATAGTGGATATTATAACTTAATTGGGAAAACCCAACCGATCTCGCAAAATCCTTACCCAACCCAAGAACAACCTATAGATGCTGACTATAAATTTATTGGTCAACCTCCTAGTAATGTAAGACAAATATATATTGATGCCAATAATAGTGTAGCAAAAATATAAAAATAGAATAAAAATTATAATATCAAATTTTTTTCTGTTATTATAACATAATAATGTTAAGTAAACTGAAAAAAATGTGTTCACCTGCTATAATTTACTTTGTATTAAGTGTTGTTACATTAATAATAATGGTTATTTCAAATATGGGAAATAATAGAACATTATGTGTGGGAGAATTTGATTGTCCTGTAGATAATTTACTAGTAATATACTTAATTAAAATAGGTTATATATTATTTTCTACAATTGTTTTAGATTCTCTCTGTAAAAATGGGTATGAAACTATTTCATGGTTTCTAGTATTTTTCCCAATACTAGCATATTTTGCCTTATTAGGCTTATTTATGATTTATAAAAACTCTAATGTAAGTATGGTTCATAATGAAGTGTATTATTAAATAAAATCATTAAATAAAATCATTAAATAAAATCATTAAATAAAATCATTAACACATAACAATTTAATATGTTAATGAATACATTTTAAAAAAATATCCTTAAGATATAATATAATGAGTATCAAGTATACTAATACTACCTGGAATATAATAGAAAAATTTTTTAATGATAATCCCCAAATTTTAGTGAAACATCATATAGATTCGTATAATGATTTTTATAGAACAGGATTAAAACAAATATTGAAGGAAAGAAATCCAATTATCCTACAAAAAGAGCAAAATCCAGATACGAAACAATATAAATATAGATGTGAATTATATTTAGGTGGTATTGATGGATCAAAAGTATATTACGGTAAACCAGTTATTTATGATGAAAATCGCGAACATTTGATGTATCCAAATGAAGCAAGATTACGAAATATGAATTATGGAATGACGATTCATTATGATTTAGAAGTTAAATATTTTATCGAAGATGACGAAGGAAAAGTGAATGAAAGTATGGAAACATATCATTCATTATTTTTAGGTAGATTTCCTATTATGTTACAATCTGAATTATGTATATTAAATGGATTAAATAGAGAGGTCAGATACAATATGGGTGAATGTAGAAATGATTATGGTGGCTATTTTATTATTGATGGTAAGGAAAAAGTAATTATTAGTCAAGAAAAATTCGCAGATAATATGTTGTATATTAGAGAAAATTACAATGATATTTATAGTCACGGTGCTGATATAAGAACAGTTTCTGAAGATGCTTCAAAACCCGAAAGAACTCTATCTGTGAGAATTGTAGCACCATCAATAACCAATACAAACAATCAAATCGTCGTCAATATTCCGAATGTTAGAAAACCAATACCAATATTTATTTTATTTAGAGCTCTTGGGGTTATATCAGATAAAGCAATTATTGAATATTGTCTATTAGATACGGAAAAAAACAGTTCCATGGTTGATTTATTTATTCCATCTATTCATGATGCAGGAAAAATATTTTCACAAGAAGCAGCCTTAGAATATATAAAAACATTTACAAAAGGACATACTGTAACCCACGTGTTGGATATTTTAATGAATTATTTCATGCCTAATATAGGTGAATTAAATTTTGAACAAAAAGCATACTCACTTGGTTATATAGTATATAATTTACTATTAGTTTTTACAAAATTAGAGCAACCTACAGACAGAGACAGTTTTAAATTCAAAAGAGTTGAAGTGCCTGGAAAGTTAATGTATGATTTATTCAAAGAATATTTTAAACTTCAACAAGATAATATCAAATTAAAATTAGATACGGAATATAATCTAAAAAAATCAAAGACCATTTATCAAGGAGAAACGTTTAAAGATGTGGTTTCCAAGAATTATGAAGTATTTTTCAAAGAGAGAGTTCTAGAAGATGGGTTTAAAAAGGCATTCAAGGGAAATTGGGGTTCTCAAGAACATACCAAACGCGTAGGTGCTGTCCAAGATTTAAATAGATTATCATATAACAGTTTTATTTCTCATTTACGAAAAATTAATTTACCAATGGATTCTAGTTCAAAAGTTGTTAAGCCTAGATTATTACACGGTTCTCAGTGGGGAATAATAGACCCTGTAGATACTCCTGATGGCGGTAATGTAGGATTTCATAAACATATGGCTATATCTACACACATTACTAGTGGATGTTCAGGATATCCTATGATGAAATTCCTGAGAAGTATTTGTAACATGAAACTATTGGAGGAGTGTAATAATAAATTTCTATATTCTGCTACAAAGGTTATGGTAAATGGAAGTTGGATAGGAGTAATTTCAGACGCTCAAGAAATTTTAAGATTAATACAAAAATATAAAAGAAATGGATTATTGCCTATATATACAAGTTCAAGTTGGAATATAAAAAAAAATGAATTAATCATTTTTACTGACTCTGGAAGATTATGTAGACCTATTTTTTATGTAAAGGACAAGGATCCTAGTTTTAAACGCAAACAAATATTAGAAAAAATAAACAATAATAAATTCTCTTGGAGTAACTTAATATCTGGATTTGCAGGGAAAAAAATAAAAGAATATGATGTCAATTCTTGTAATATATACGATATAAAAGAGTTATACGATACTGATAATTTCGCAGATTTGGAAGCAACTGAAGGTATTATTGATTATATAGATACAGCTGAGGAAGAAACTGCTCTAATTTCATCCGAATATGACTTTGATAAAAAAAAACCATACACACATGTTGAAATTCATCCATCCTTGTTATTAGGGGTTATGGGTAATCAAATTGTATTTCCAGAAAATAATCAATTGCCTAGAGATTTGTTTTTCTGTGGACAGGCTAAACAAGCAGTTTCACTATATAGTTCCAACTTTTTTTCACGAATTGATAAAATGGGTGTAGTATTAAATAGTGGTCAAACACCAATAGTAAAAAGCAGATATTTACAATTCATTAATAATGAACAACATCCATATGGAGAAAATGTAATTGTTGCTATTATGGTTTATGGTGGATATAATGTAGAGGATTCTATATTATTTAATGAAGGTTCGCTTAAGAGGGGATTGTTTAGAACCACTTATTATAATATGTATGAATCTAGAGAGGAAAGTTCAAAAATAGGTGAAAATTCAGTAGATTCACATTTCCAAAATATCGAGGAAACTAATATGGATGGAGTAAAACATGGATATGATTATAGTGCGTTAGATAAATACGGATTAATTAAAGAAAATACACCAATGGATGATAAGAAAGTTGTCATTGGAAAAATACAAACAAATTTAATGAATCCAGATCAACCAAGAGATGCTTCTGTATATCCTAAAAAAGGACAATTAGGATTCGTTGATAAAACATTTATGACCGAAGACGAAGAGGGATTCAGACTAGCCAAGGTACGAATCAGAGAAGAACGAGTCCCAGCAATAGGTGACAAATTCTGTAGTCGTTGTGGACAAAAAGGAACAGTTGGACTGGTTATACCAGAAGCAGATATGCCTTTTACGGCGGATGGAATAAAACCAGACATTATTATAAATCCACACGCATTACCTTCAAGAATGACAATTGGTCAATTAGTAGAATCTTTGATGGGTAAAGCGTGTTTAAATCTAGGAGGTTATGGTGATTGTACAGCATTTATAAATAAAGGTTCAACCCACGAGATTTTTGGTAAAGTATTAACACAAAATGGATATAATTCAACTGGTAATGAATTATTATATAATGGTATGACTGGTGAACAATTACAAGCTGATATTTTCATGGGACCAACGTATTATATGAGATTAAAGCATATGGTGAAGGATAAAATCAATTACAGAGCCAGAGGACCAATACAACAATTAACAAGACAAACTGTTGGAGGAAGAGCGAATGATGGTGGTCTAAGAATAGGAGAGATGGAGCGTGATGGTGTAATTGCACATGGAGCCGCTGGATTTTTGCAAGAATCTATGATAAAAAGAGGAGATGAATATTATATGGCAGTATGTAATAATACCGGAACTGTTGCTATTTATAATAATAGTCAAAATTTATTTATTAGTCCTATGGTTGATGGTCCACTTAAATTTAATGAAACAATAGATGGAAACATGAATGTGGAAAATATTACAAAGTTTGGAAGAAACTTCAGTATTTTAAAGATTCCGTATGCGTTTAAATTATTAATTCAAGAACTACAGGCAATGAACATACAAATGCGAATAATTACCGAAGATAATGTAGACCAATTGACAAATATGGGATATTCTAATAATATAGTTAAAATGACAAATAGTGAAAAAAATTTAAAATTGACAATAGTATCTGAAATAATGGATAGAACTAGTCAAAAAAATAAAGTATTGGGAAAAACGGATATAATTGATAGTGATGATGTATTAAACGAACCTATAGAATATCCAGTGGATAAAAAAGTTATAGAACCAGAAGCATATGGATGGTCTTTTTACAGTTATGATGAAGACAGAGGTGAAGCTTATAATTCGGTTATTCTTGATAAAATGGGCAAATCTACAGAAATATGGTTTGTTGGTGATAATGATGGTGAATTACCCAATAGGTATCCTAGTAAATGGAACACGAATACATTGGTGTATAATGATAATATACCAATTCCTCCAAATATTATGATAGAAGAATTAAAGGACACTCAAGAACCTAACAATTGGGCTATTAGTTTAGATAATATAAGACGTACAAATAAAGGCAAACCTGCTATAACACCACCTTATGCACCTGGATCCCCAGCTTATGCACCTGGATCCCCAGCTTATGATCCCAATTCACCACAGTATGATCCCAATTCACCACAGTATGATCCCAATTCACCACAGTATGATCCCAATTCACCACAGTATGATCCCAATTCACCACACCATACACCTCCTGGATCACCACATACACCTCCTGGATCACCACATACACCTCCTGGAACACCACCTTATACACCTCCTGGAACACCACCTTATACACCTCCTGGATCACCACATACACCTCCTGGATCTCCACCCCATACACCTCCAGAATCTCCAGGATCTCCATCAATTCCAAGAGTTGCGTCAGCAGAAGCAGCATCAGGAGGAGGTAATACAATATTATATAATCCAGTAATTATGTTACCTAATCAAAATGAGTTGCCTCCTCTTTCTCCCCCATCTGAAATAACTATAGATACAACAGATAATGGAATAGAAAATATTGAAAAGATGATTAATAAACAGAAATCGAATAAATCTGATGGTATAGAATTATTAATATATGACATTGAACCAGAAAAAAATAAAGAAGAAGAAAAAGAAGAAGGAGATAAAAAAACAATTAAATTTAATTAATTATTATAATATAAAATTGAAATGAAATAAAAATATAATTTTGTATTATAAATAAGAATGTCGCAGTCAAGTGGAACTACAAACAAGCTTTTTAAATCTAGACAAACATTATTGGCTTTATTGAAAGAACAGGGATTCGAGACAAAGGATTATGAAGAGTTTAGTGTTAATGAAGTACATACTATGAATAATAATAAGCAATTAGATATGTTAATTTCAAATGAAGAAGGATCAGATAAACCTAAGAAGGTATATGTAAAATATCATTTGGCAAAAACACTCAGACGAGAAAATATTAATGATTATATTGATGATTTATATCATTTAGAGCAAGTTTTGACAAAAAATGACACTCTGGTCATCGTTATTAAACAAGAACCACATGAACCACTCTTAAATATATTAAATCAAATTTGGGAAAGTGAAGGAATATTCATTATCATTTATAATTTAGAAAGACTTTTATTTAATATTTTAGAGCATACATACGTACCAAAACATGTTATTATAGATGAAATTGAAATTAAAGGGATGAAGCAACGTTATAATATTAAAGATGATAGTGAGTTGCCAACTATTTCAAGATATGATCCAGTAGCACAGGCAATTGGTATGAGACCAACAGAAGTTTGTAAAATTATTAGATCAAGTAAAACAGCAATTACAGCCAATTATTATAGAATATGTTCTCAGTAATAAATATACATGAATATAATTACAAAAATTGGATCAGAAATAAAAGAAATAAATACAAATTTTTTATTGAATTTAGAAAACTATGCTCATACTTATTATAATACATTAGATGCACCAGCAAATGAGATATATAGAACTGAATTAGCAAGAAAAAACGGGATATTACAAACGATTGACAGTAAATCATTTACTGTTAAAAATAAAATGAACAATCTTTTAGATAAAATGTCACAAGAAATGGATTCAATGAATGATAAGTTAAGTATATTAAAAAGAGAGAATAAAATATTAAGAGATAAATCAAAAGATTTGCATAGAGTAGGATTAACTGCGGATGGATTATATGACGGAGAGTTAGATTGGTATAGAGAACAGGTGAAAATTGTAATTGTAATGTTAATAGGAGTTATTGTTGGAACATTCATTTTTAAGCAATTAAAATTAACTATAAAAGAAACATTAATCGCAGTAATAACCGTAATAGTATTAGGTACTTTTTTTACAAAAGTAGCAAACTTCATTACAAGTACGATAAATAGTGCTGGAAATACTATGATAGGGAAACAATAAAACAATAATTCCATAAAACAATGAAGCAATAAAACAATGAAGCAATAAAACAATGAAACAATGAAACAATAAAACAATAATTCCATAAAACATTTTTCTATTAATATAATCTATAGTAAAATGTTTAATAATATCGGAATTAATTTATTGAATTTTAATTTAGATCAGGGAAAACAATTATTGGATTATAACGAATCTATTGATGATATTGTAAAACCGTCTCTCGATCGAATATCCCAAGGAACTTTAATTGAATCTATGTCGAATTATAATTTATCTGGTAAGGATAAAAAATCAATTGAAGGTTTGGAAAACATTGAAAATAAATTTAATAGAACATTAGCTGATTATAGTAATACATATAAACAATTTAGTGAAGATTTATTAAAAAGAAATCAATCAAAAAAACCAATAGTTGATTATTTAGGTAAAACTGTAGATGCTAATGGTTCAATCATATATGTTAATAATTTTGGATATTATCATTGGTATTCACCTGATAGTTGGAATGATGGAAATATAAATCCTTCATGTTCTACCGATACTACATCTTATTCTAAAGAATTACCAGGGGATTTTACAGCAAGTGTAAATATGAATAAGGGGCAACCATGTGGTATGGCAGGAAAAGTTATAAAAAATACTGATACTGATGAGCAAGCATGGGTAGATATTAAAGGTTATAAACATATCTTCCCAGAAGGAACAAAGATGTCCACTAGTTGTGCTGAAGTTAATATAATCAAAATATCATCATCAGACTATAATTTAATACCATCTGGAAACTCAATGTCTTCTACCGAAGAATGTTTAGCTCTAGATGTTAATCCCGGGTTATGGAAAAAATTGCAGGATTTGAATCAACAATTAAAATCACAGGGTGTACAATTAAACAATGAATTAGGTAAATTAAGATTAGACAATAGTACGGCAAATGCTGAAATACAACAACAAAGACAAACATTACAAAACCATATACTTAAAATCGATGATGATAAAAATAAACTTTTATATAATAAGAGGATGTTAATGCAAATGTCCGGAGAAGAAGAAGACGCGTCGCTAAGAATGACATCTAATTATTACGGGTATTTAATATGGATTTTATTAATGATATTAATAGTTTCTTTAACAGTTAATTCGTCTTTAGGGAAAGAAGGCGAATCAATAAATCCAATAGTTTACTTAATATCAGCAATATTTTTATTAATATTTGTGGTTTTCTTATACAATAAATTTAAAAATATCAATATTAGCTATTAATATATATTTAATTTCTTATGAATTTATATATATATATATGTCGTTTGCAGATGAAATAATAAAAGACAAACCAAGTAAATATGAAACAATATTAAAATCCAGAATATTATCAAAGAAGTTGAAGTTCAAAATAAGTGAATATGATACTATTCAATCTCAATATGATAAATTAATTCAACAAGAGACCGCAAATCGTAAGCCATCTAGTGGAGGAAATGAAAGTTTAAAAGGTAAGTTAAAACAACTTAGTGCTGCTGGAAAAGATTGGCTTTGGGGTGTAAATTCATCTGATAATATTTATACATGTAAAAAACCATGTCTAGATTCTAAATGGATAAAAATACCAGGAAGATTAACACAAATAGAAGGTGGAGATAAAGAAGTTTGGGGTGTTAATGGTAAAAACAATATTTATAAAATGAATCAGGATCATAGCAATAAATGGAGACATATTCCCGGTAAATTAGACAATATTTCACAAGGCGGAGATTGGGTATGGGGGGTTAATTCTAACCATAATGTCTATAGATGTAAACAACCGTGTGATGGTAAATGGCTTTTGGATACAACACCATCAAGCAATTGGACATTAGTATTTCGTCAAACAAATAATAATTGGAAATGGTCAAATGATAATGGTGGAAATCGAAATATTAACAATCCATCATGGAACAACTATTCACAATTAAAGAATTTGGAAAATTATAGAGGAGATGATGGTAAATTAACATTTAAAATGACTTATCCAAAAAATAACACCCTTACATCACCTCAAATTTGGAAACAAACATCTAATCCTTGGACTGTTCGAAATAATAGCCAGGGACAAGTTGAGGGATATGAATCAATTTCCGTACCATATAAAGGGAATAATTGGGGTGGGCTTAGATGGAATGGTAAATCATGTTTAATGAGTGGATCCATCAACCCACCATATTGGTGGTATGCAATAGGTAGTTTTAATTCCTTTGGGAAAGGTCTTATACCTGGTGCAAATAGTACGCAAGTAAACATGACAGAATTGTATGTTAAAAATAAAATTTTAACACCATTAATGGTTCAATTAAGTTGTAGCAAAGAGTATGTATATGGTCTAGATACGAATAAAAAAGCTTGGAGAAAAAATATAGATGGTTCTGGTGAATGGAGCAAATTTGGAAATCCATGGGGTTGGCAATTTAATAGGATAAATGCATCTTCCAATAATGGCAAAATATTAGCTATTGGTATGAACAATAGCATATATGAAACAGATACAGATGGTTCGACGCGATGGAGTCGTACAGATAATCAATCATCTACTGGTGGAGCTAGTGGTATAACTAATGTATCAGGAGATTCTCAAAATGATGAGTTTTATTATACTAATACAAATGATCAAATTTATAGAAATAGTCCTATAACAAATGGTGGTTATTGGACAGATATACAAAATGAAAATTATGGGTTTGAAATGGTTGATTTTAAACAAAGTAATTCAGATTGGAAATATTTGGGACAATCAAATAATATAACTGATTGTAAAATAAAGGCGGTTGAAGATAAAAAAAATGAATATTCTAGCATTGTATATACTAGTGGTAATAATGGGGCTTATAATAAATCGTGCTATGGAGGTATAAAAGGTGGGAATACAAATCCTACTTATGTTCAAGGTGTAACTACATCATTAGCACCGAATGGAACATCAAGATTAGGTGGTAGTGAAGGAACTAAATTGTTAAAACGTATGAAAGATATTCATAATGACATTGAAGATTTGGTTAAAAAACAAAGTAAATATATGCTTGGAATAAAAAAAGTTTCAAATGTAATAAGAACAGAAAAAGATAATAGAAGTACAGAAATAGAACAGTTACTTGAAAAATTACAAAAAGATAGAATTCAAATAGATAAATTATTAAATGAACCTTCCTCTATTGCAGAGGCAGATGATGCGAATAATAGACAATCCTCTAGTTATATTATTATGTTATTATGGATACTTGTAGTTATAATATCAATTGTATTAGCAGGACATTTATATACGACAGATAGTGAAAATATTTCACCAATAACATATATATTTGTTGGTGTTTGGACAATAATATTCTGTACATATTATTACAGAAAAATTAGACAATATGGTAATAAAGGATGGGATTTAATATCTGATACTCTTACATCTGATATGCCATAAACTAATTAATTATATTAATATATTTTATTATTATATATTAATGTTAATGTTAAAATCTATCAATGATGGGAATTTTTATATAAAAAATAGACAGTACAAAGAAAATGGAATGAAACAAGATTTAGATAAAATATGTGAAGGATTTACAATAGCTTCAGATGAAGATGAGAAAAAAACAGCAATAGATTTTAAAATACCATATGGCAACAACGGTCCAGTTTTAGAAAAAAATATGGATGATTTTGAAGTCTTAAAGGATTTACAAACTAAATATTATAAAGAATTACAATTATATAATCAAACAATAAAAGATTTAGTTGAAAATTCAAGAGACTATGTCAATGCTAGTAACATGAACAATAATAAATTTCATAATAAATATGTTAGGGATGGTAAAAGTGTTGGATATGTAACAAATCGTGGTGTATGGAAACATTTACCTAATCCTACAATAGCTAATTCAATTCAAGGAAAGAATAGTTGTCCAAATAATTGGAGATCCACTATAAATAAGAAACCGGATGAAGGACAAGAGTATTCTATTAGAACTGCGCCAATAGGAAGTATTATAAAGATGGATGGTCAAGAATTAATTAAAGGAAGTAATATGATTCAGAATCAATCATGTAGTAATGCGGGACAAAATTTGTATGTAACTGAACCTAGTATACCTACTGACCCGCAATATTTACAATGCTCAAAAAAATATGGTTCTTATCAAAGTGATTTAGGTGTTACAACATTTAACATGTGTAAACAAAGAGCAGCAGACGAGGGATCTAATGTATTTTCTATGGGTCCTAATGAAGGAAATAGTAAAGGAAAGTGTTATATAGGAGGGGGAGGTTCAACAATTGTCAAAGATTCAAACTGTTCTGTAGCACCAGATGTTGGAAGAATGGGAGGAAATGTAAAAAGCAAATGGAAAGGATTGAAAAAAATTCGAGGATATACCGCTTATGCGGTTTACCAGACTGAAGATGCGAATAATTCTAATTTAGGTGATACATTTCATATAACAGATGATTTGACCAAAAAGCAATATTCAGATAATATGCTCAAAGGTGGCACAGAATTTCAAATGATTCCTGGATATGGTTCTCGAGGAAATGATATTACTTCTGGATCAGGATTATCAATAGAACAAATAAAACAAAAATGTTTAGATACTCCTAATTCAGCTGGGTTTACTTTTAATGTTAATAATGGAAAATATTGGATAAAAAATAAAAATATGTGGCCACGTGGAACACGACATGCTACAACAAATACACAATTATATATAAGATTGCCTAGTGTATTAAATGATATAAGTTGTAGTAATGAAGTTAAACCTACTACATCAAATAATATTATGTCATACTCATCAGATGGAAGAATGTCATCACATACTACGTGTGCGTTAGGAACAATTGCTAAGCGTGATTATCAAGTAATAAATAGTCAATATCAAAAATTAACAACAATTTTAATTGAAATCAAGCAAAAAATACAAGAATTGTCTAGAACAGATTTAATATTAAATCAAAGGTTATTGAGTGAATATACAACATTAAAAAATAGATTAAAAAAATACGAACACGCATATAAGGAGATCAATCGAGAGAAAACATTAATGTCTAAGAATTCGGCTTTTGAAGAGGATACTGAATTAAATATGTTAAGTTACAATAAACAATATATAATTTGGAGTATTTTAGCATTAGGTGCAACATTCGGGGCAATGAAAATAATGAAAGAATAAGAATAAATATATATTATATATCTTGATAATATATATATATATATAATGGACAATCAACCGTTTCAAGATCAAGGAAATCAAGATGTACAAAATATTACTACTACCATTAAACAGATAGAACAACAAATACGCAGTATGTATACATCTTTAGAAGAAATGAGTGTTCTTCCAACTCCTAATTTACAAAAACAAAATAAAATATTATCGAAAATTGAAGAACTTCAAAAATTAAAAACTTCACTATATCAAAATTTAAGTTATAGTTATGCGTCCACACAATCTAGTGTAGCTGAGGCTAGAATGGCCCTTGTCGATGAAACCGCTGTAACTGGTGTTATTAGCAATGAGTTAAAAAATGCTAATAAAAATTTATCTGCTCTTCAAAGTGAGAGATATAATAAAACTAGAATGGCTGAAATAAATAACTACTATAGTAGCAAATATGAAACACAATCGAAAATAATGAAAACAATTGTATATTTTTGTATCCCAATATTAATTTTAGGGATTTTAATGAAAAAAAGTATAATTCCACAAAATATAGCATTATCGTTAATTGGTATATTAATTGGAGTAGTTATTATTATTGTATTTTTTCAAGCAATTGATGTAATGAGAAGAGATAATATGGTATTTGATGAATATAAATTTCCATTCGATGCAGATAATGTAGAATTGTCTAGTGACAGTAATAGTAATAGTGATGATCAACCCAAAAAGACTGAATGGGGATTATCATGTGTTGGGAACGGGTGTTGTCCTGAGGGAAATGATTTCGGAACTGTATGGGATGATACAACTAAGCAATGTGTAGCGTCAAGTGTTCAAAGTTCTAATAGTGAAGGATTCGTAGGGGAAAGATGTCTTCAATCATCATTTGATAAACCAACTGAAGAAATCCAATTCTTTAAGAATACTGGTATAATTACTGGATATGGAGATAATAATGATAATTATGCCAAGTTTTAAATATCATAATATAGTAATATTATGTCAAGTACAGATGTATCAAAATATGATCCTGAATATTCAGAACAACAAGATGCAGTTGAACCACCAGCGCCAACAGATCCAAATAAATGTTTAACAGAAGCAGATTTGCAAAAAAAACTAAATACGGGGGATTTTAATAAACAATTGAGTAATGTTATATCAGATGCAACTGGATTTTTAAATTCATATATTAAAGATCAAAATAATATAAAAAATAACACAGCTGAAAAAAAGAATGCTTTAGAAAATGATCGTTTATGGCAAACTGCTATTAATAAACAGAGAGAATTATTAGACAGACATAAGAACTTAATGCAACAGTTAAAAAGAGAATACGAGACAACAGAACAAGTTGGAAACAGTTTAGAAAATACAAAGGACTTGTTAAAAATGTTGACAAAACAGAATATGAAATTAAAAAAAATAATAGAAGGGGAAGTACATTCAATAGAATTATCAGATAGAATGACATATTATGAAAACGAACAAAATAACTGGATTGATTGGTGGGCGCATCATTTTAAAACTAAATATTGGTTGCTTATATTTTTACTTATTGTTGGAATATTTTTGACAAAACGACAAAATGAAAAGCAATTATGGGGTAAAGTAGGAGCATTGGCCATATATCCATATATAGCATTTTTTATTATTAAATTAATTGTTGGGATGTATAATTGGGTTATAAGTGATACAAAATGGGTATACTTACACGCAAACATGTAAGTAAAAACATTACATAAATAATAAATAAATAAATAAAAAAAATAGTAAAATTTATATTTTTTTTATTCAATGAATAATAGTATTATTATTTACATTACCAAGGGTGTAATTGTAAATTAATCATCATTATATTCATCAATTTCATTGTCAAAATCATCGTATATAATCGATACATTATTCCAAACACCTCTCACCTTTTTACCATATAGTTTATTCATATATTCAAATAACTCACGACCCTTTGGAATATTTTTTCCGTGATGTAATTGATACCAGTTTTTGAATACTTCATACAAACTGGTTTCTTTGACTTTAGAACCAGGAGATTTCTTTACCTTGTCAGTTACAAATTCACTATAATAATCTTGAGTATTTCTATAACTAAGACTACTAGATTTAACAGCAGCACAGTCATTATTTACCATACCATCTGTAATAAGAGCCCGACCAACCAACATAGACATAAATACTGGAGCCCATGATGTAAATTTATCCTGTAATTTCTTATCAAGTTCAAATTGATGGTCTCTATCATCTTCAAAATCATTTTTCTTGGCGAATCTAGAAATAAACTGACACACACAAATTCTTCTCCATGTTCCATCATCATTACTTCCAACATCTAACAACGTATTAGTACATACAACCAGTTTAAATTGAGGGATAAATGTAATACTATCTTTAAATAGAGCACGTCCTTGTAGAGGATCACCTCCTGTAATCTCCTTCATGATGCCCTCATTAATTTTATCACCTTTTGATGGTTCTTGCATTACAGCATAGCGAACACCCTTTAATTGTACAACTTCAGAAGAGGTGCTTCCAATCGAGTTTCTCTTTGCAGTAATAAGTGTAATTGGGACTGTTGCTTTATAATCTCCAAGACAATGTCCCATAAGTTCTACTAACTTTGATTTTCCATTACTTCCACTTCCATTGTAAATATTAAATGTTTGATCGTTGTTTTCTCCAATAAGTGTAGAAGATAGATGATCCCACATATAATCCCGTAATTCTTTGTCAGGAAATAGTTTATTCATAAAGTCGTTAATTTCATCCACTTGTTTCTTATGTTTTTTTACTGCGTCGAGCTTTACATAGTTAATTTTCGTAGATTTTGATAAATAATCATCTGGCTTTCCCTTTCGAAAATCTTTTATTTCAAAATCAAATACACCATTGTTAAAACATACTAACTTTGGATTGGCGTCAACCTTTTCAATAAAATCCTTATCATAAAAGATTTCTTTGGCTTCACGCATAATATTGTCTTTAATACCTCTTCTCTTTAAATTCATAGAAATCTCTCCGATAGTTTTTGCCTTTTTCTGTAAGGCAGATGCTTTCTCGCTACTCATATCAATCGCACCACTACCAAGATAATCTACTAATTTATTTTGTTTATTATAATAAATATTGAATAATTCTTTAGAAATGGACATTCTTAGATTTGTTCCACCTTCATTTTCAATCCATCTATTTTTGTCATAAATGTACCATATGTCACGTTTAATAGATACACAAACAAAGTCATCTTTATAAATATGAAATAATACATTAGCTACATCAAAATCAGTGAAATTGTCAATTGTCTTTTCAACGAAATAGTCAATTGTTTCTTCGCGAATTTCTTTGTATTTTGTATAATTATCATTCTTAGCCCAGTACATGATTGACCTATATGTTAGTCCATCTTCGTTCGATCTGTCCCACGATGACCACATATCATAGAACTCGGAAATCTTATCAAAGTCAAATTTATCCGATTGAGCACTGAAAGCAATCCATGAAATAAATAACGATTCGTGTGTATTTTTTAATGCCCATCCAACACGAATCCATTTATTAAATGGATTAAAGAAAGTATTGCCAAGACACATTGTATAGAAGTGAGTTTCTTTCAAATAATAATCAGCAATTTCAATACCATCAGTATATTGTGCGATACAATCTTCTAGTTCACCATGACTAGTTACAGACAGAATATCATTATTTTTCTTACCTACAATTTTTAATTTATTTTTATTCTTGATTGGTTTCTTTTTTGCATTCTCTTTAACACGGTCATATTCCTCTTTGATTGATTCACATAGTTCAAATTGAGCATGCTTAGTATATTGTGCGGAGAGTTCGTGAAATCTTGTCTTGAGATCAAATGTTGTAATATCATTAACATTTAAACACCAATCTCCAGCACTATCTAATTCAAGGTCATAATGTTTTTTTAGAAGATATGCTTGGTTTCCTGGCTTTCTTGAACCATATAATTGCCAATTTGTAGTACCATTTGTAATACCTTCGTCCAATACCTCGTCCCATGTGTTTTGAAGTGGCAAATCGTCCCAAATAGTAGATAATTTACTAAGAATTTTTTGCCTTAGGAAAATTTGAAGACTCCTATCCATATGAATACCAATAATCATGTGGATTCCATCCTTAGTTACTTCATCCAACATATTTACATCTTCCTTTTCAAAAATGAAAACTGGAATCTGGGTAGATTCTGGAATATCAAGCATATTTTTAATTTCTTGAAAATATAAATCCACCATATCATTAATATGTTCTTCTGTATGTTGTTTTTCTTCAATGTCTGTATTATATCGAAAATCAAAATCAATTAACAGAGGACCAGCTTCAATATGCTGTTTTTCTGTCAAAAACTCAAATTTACCATCTTCAAATACATGTTTAACATATTTATGATAGAATTCGGGTATATTCGATATAGTATAGGCACCTCCTTTTATAGATAAATTAGCATCACCAATTCTAGTATGTGTGTGACCTTGACCCTTCTGTGAATAGTGTGAATTTAAATAGGAATCAAATGATTTTTTCATAATTGACATAGTATGATATATATATATATTTAATTTTTAGGTCAATTTTATTTATATTTATCAGAATATATCCCAATATATCTTAAAACAAACTATATTTGTTTACATACTAGATTTATCGTACATAATATAATAACATCTCGTCTAAAATATCTCTTGATTTTTAGATTATCATAAATAAATTATATATATATATATATTTAAAGCTACATAAATACAACCTTGTGTATAATATTTAATATGAGTGACAAAAATGTAGATGTTCTTATAACTAAGGATACTGTGAAAAGATTAATTAAAGATATTAAAGATATACAAAAATCTCCATTAGATAGTGAAGGAATTTATTACAAGCATGATGAATCTAATATGTTATTAGGTTATGCATATATTTGCGGTCCAAAAGATTCCATGTATTTTGGAGGAAATTATTTTTATAAATTTGAATTTCCTTACGATTATCCCCATAGACCACCAAAGATGACATTTATGAATATGGATGGTAAGACACGCTTTCATCCAAATATGTATAAAACAGGTAAAATTTGTTTATCTATATTAAATACGTGGAAAGGTGATCAATGGACCGGATGTCAAAGCATTAGAAGTATATTGCTTACCATAGTAAGTATTTTAGATAATAACCCATTACTACATGAACCAGGATTTACTAGAACACATAGAGATTGTGAACGATATAATAAAATTATTCGATATATAAATTTTGAATTTAGTATTAATAAAATAATGTTGAACAAAATTACTAATATTAAGTTTTATACAGATTTATTTAAAGAGGAAATGTTTTATCAATTTAAAAAAAATAAGGATGATTTAACACAAATTGTTGATTATTGGAAACATATGCCAAAGGAACATGTACTTACAGGTATATATAATTTAAATGAAAAAATAGATTGGAGCTATATAAATTCTGGATTTAAATCTATTAAATATAAAATTGAAAAAGGAAATAAATAATAATATATATTATAATAAAGACCATGCACTTTTGCAATAAATGCGATAATATGTATTACATCAGAATTTCTTCTGAAGATGAAAATGATCTAATATACTATTGTAGAAATTGTGGTAATGAAGATGATAATCTTACAAAAAGTAATATATGTGTTTCAAAGACACAACTAAAAAAAGGTGAACAAAAATATAACCATATTATTAACGAATTTACAAAATTAGATCCGACTTTACCAAGAATTAATACAATTAAATGTCCTAACAGTGAATGCTCTAGTAATAAAGATGAGGATGCAATTAGAGAAGTGATTTATATTCGTTATGATGATGTGAATATGTCATATATATATTTGTGTGCCAAATGTGACACTGTATGGAAAACTGAAAAAAACAATTAAACTATATAATTACAACAAAGATTAAGATTAATATTTTACATATTTTTTAAATAAAAATTGAATCTTTATTTAAAAGTAATTATATTATATTATTATAGTAATGAGTGATTTAGAAATGTCCGATAATGAGATTGAGGTATCTGATGACGAAGCTTCTATTAGTAAACCAATAATTAAAACAAAGAAAAAAATAGATTCTATTAATAAAGAGTATGATGAAGAAAATATAATTGCTGATTATGATGATTTATCGGATGCTGAAGCTATTGATGATAATGAAGTTGAGGACGATGACGATGATGTTGACGATGGAAATGAAAGCGATACAGATATTAGTGTTGATCCTGATCCTGAATCTGATTTTATTGACCAATCTGAAAATAAACCAGTTAAAAAATCTTTGAAGAGTAAAAAATTTGAAAAAATACCGGAGATACAAATTGAAATTCCTACAATGTTTGAAAAAAATGATTCAGACTATGAATCAGATGATGATGAAGAGGAAGATACTGATTATTTACAAAAATTCGATAAAGAAATTAGAGATAATTATATTTTACAATATCATCCTGAAGCTCAAGTCAATAATTATAATGAGATTTATGCTTTAGCAAAGGTTCAACGCAATAAAGATAATATTATTGTAGATGATTTACATAAAACAGTTCCTATTTTAACAAAGTTCGAGAAAACGAAAATTCTTGGACTAAGAGCAAAGCAAATTAATAATGGTGCCAAGCCCATGATTACATTGAAAAATCCAGTAATCGATGGATATTTAATTGCTCTCAAAGAACTTGAAGAGAAAAAGATTCCTGTCATTATTAGACGTCCTATCCCCAATAATACTTCCGAATACTGGCATCTTAAAGATTTAGAAGTCATATAAGATTTAAGATTGAAAAAATAATTGTATGTAAATATAAAATTGAATCAATATAATTATTTTTTGTTACTTTATCTATATCTTCTACGTTTTCCCAACATATGATACATTCGGAATTATTATTATTATTATTATTATTATTATTATTATTATAGTTATGATTTGAATACGAATTTCCCATTTTTTTAGTAAATTTATCTATATATTTAACAGTAAATATATTTGTTTATATATATATATATAAAATGTCTACTCCCTATCAAAAACACGCGATGGGTGGAAGAAAAATCAAAAAGTCAAAAAAAAATAACAATAACAATAACAATAAAACATGCAAACACAATATGAAAATATTTAAAACATTAGCAAAAAAATATCATGTTGCATCAAATGGTACAAAAAAACAAATAGCAAATACACTAAGTAGTTTAAGAGGTGCTTATTTGTCCAAGACCGAAATAAATATATTAATGCCTTATCTATCAAATAACAAAAATACGCGCATATTGAAACACAGAACCACACGAAAAAAAATGCCCAAGTATTAATTTTTTATTATCTTTAATAATATAATTTTTAGTATTATATTATTATTATATAACAATATGTGTGGTGTTTGTCTGAGACTTATAGAACCTAAATTATTCACATCAATACAGCAAAACGTATTTTTAAATGATCTATCATTAGTAATGTTATTTGAAAAAAATGGATATTTGTTTAACATATGAAATGTGTATTGGAAAAAAATAAATATTATTATAAATGGTCTATATATCATATGGTAATTATATTCAAGAAAATTAATCCAATTTTAAATATTTAACACTTCCATCTATTACCACAGTCTAAACAACTTACAAATGTTGTCATCGGTTCATCCGCCGATCTAGTCTGTAATTGATAGTAAGTACACTTTTTGGACTTACATTTCCAACATGTAAAGTCATCTGTAGATGCTTCAATCTTGGGTTCATACTTATTTTCATCTCTAATCTTTTTCTCTTGAATAAGAGCATTCCATTTATCCGGTTGCATATCTTGATGTGTCATAAATGCTAGTTTATGTGCTTTTATTTCCTTTGAATTTATCATATTCTGAATATTTTCATTTTTTAAATTGATATATACTGTTCTAATTCTATCTAGATAAATTCTGATAAAATAACTATTATCCCATTTTTTAACTACATTTAATTTAGTTGCATGATCCAACGAATAATTATATATACCTTTTTCCAAATTTTTACACGATTCTAGGTCATCTAATAAATCATTTAATTTAATCACAATATTATTACGAAAATCTTGGGGATTCTCTATTTTACGCATTATCCTTTTTAATTATATTATAACGCCTTTTCTTTAATCAATTTTTTTATATTTACATTTACATTTAAATTTAACAAACTTTAAATGTAACTTATAGTATTATATTCTTTCTTTTGGAACTTTTATTTCTCTTTTTACCTTTATTATTTTTCGGGCTTTTCTTTCCACCTCTTGTTACTACTACTGCTCCTTCTACTGGTACTGCTCCTTGTTCTCCTTCTTCTACTACTCTTGGGTCTGGTACTACTGCTCCTGATGGTACTACTACTACTGCTCCTTCTACTGGTACTGCTCCTTGTTCTCCTTCTTCTACTACTCTTGGGTCTGGTACTACTGTTTCTGCTCCTTCTACTACTGCTGGTACTACTACTGCTCCTTCTGCTCTTGGGTCTGGTACTACTGCTGGTACTACTGCTGGTACTACTGCTGGTGTTTCTGCTCCTGGTGCTCCTACTACTGGTACTACTGCTCCTTCTCCTACTACTGCTCCTTCTCTTATATAATTATTGAAATAATAAGTGATTAATTCTTGTAACTTGGATTGAATATGATTTTTTATAACCATAAAATCGTTTTGTTTAAAAAACCACCAACTATGCGGTTCGTCCTTTCCATCTGGTTTAGTTGATTCAGTATATGCTAATAAATATACATTGCACAATATTACTATATATATATAGTCCTGTATCTCTTTTACATCAACAACTGCAGTATCACTATTCAAATTCGTTAATATATTTCTTTTATAGTTAATAAATTCTATATAGTTTGTTAGGTTATTAATAACGGTATTTTCTAATACTGTCAATATATCGCTATTTCCGTATTCAATATAAAAATCAAGATGATTAAATTCATTGACCTTCTCATACTCATAATCAAGATTATCTATTGGTGTATTTGGATTTTGTGTAAAAAACAACTCAAAATAATTATCTAATATGCGAGTATCTATATCGTCACTATTAAATTCGTTGATTGGGTATAATAGATCCTCTGATAACATTAGAGAAGAAAATTTGTTTAAATTATCTGACTGACTTCTATAAAAATCACCATTATTTATCCTACCTGAAGTACCTGAACAAAATGTATAAATAATAAACGATTTAATAAAATTACTCGTAATATTAGTTTCATCGTCATATAATATATTTCTTATATCTGTATTAAATAATAATACATCTTTACTTGTAATGTTTGTTTTTTTAATATTTTCGATCTTGTCTACAAATGACTCTATTGAATATAATACAATTATGTTTTCACCGAATTTAATACTTAACGAAATTTTATTTAAATTCTCAAATTTGTCAGACCATAATGAAATCCAATCTGTGGACAATTTAATTTGTGGATTAGGGAGACATTGATAATTAAACATTAAATTTTGTAATTCAAAACAAGCCTTATTTTTGTTCATTTGGTCCCCTTCTTCAACATATTTTACTATATATGAATACAATATTTTCCAAAAACTTTTCAAGTCATATCTAGGTAAAGTTAATTGGGTTGGAAATCGTCTTCGTAAACCAACATTTACATCTAAAAATTGCTCTTCCATTTCATATTTATATCCAGCAGCAATAACAGATAATAATCCTATATGCTCAGATGTATAATCTGTTAATGCATCTAGTGCTTCTTGTCCATATGAATCAAATTTATTTGTCTCTGCGCTTTTTGGACCAGCAATAGAATATGCTTCATCCAGAAATATTACATTTCCTAACCCCTTTGTTAGTTCTTTATATACTTTTGGTGCGGTTTGTCCGGTGTATTCACCAATTAAATCGGGCTTTTTTACGTCTATTTTTTTCCCACTTGTTAAAAATCCACATGCGTATAATACTTCTCCTATTTTCGCAGCGGTATATGTTTTACCAACACCAGGTGTACCTAATAAAATCAAATTAAAATATTTATATGATAAATTTAATACAATGAGTTCATCGGGTTTATTTGGATTATATTTACTTCCAATAATAAATGCTAATACTGCCGATGAAATTTCTGCTCTCCATGATGGTACTGAATTTAACGCATCACATGCGTTTAAAAAATCAAATAATTTTTTTGTTAAGAAAGTTCGACTCGATCTTTCTTCATATATGTATTTTTGTCTTTTTCTTTTAATGAAATCGCTTAATTCACTAGGATGAATCTTTAGTAACTCACCCATGTCCCTATTAGCAGTGCGGTTCTCCATCTTATCAAACTCACCATATTCTTTAACAATATTTAGCTTCTGATACTGCTTATTTAAAATTTCTATCTTTTTATTCTTCTGTGTTATAAGATTAGTATTATCACTGATCGTTTTCATATCAATATTAGTTTTTTGTTCCTCTACATTAATATTATTATTAATTTGTTGTTGTATTTTTTCTATCTGCTCTGACACTAATTTTAAGTTTTGCATTATTTGTGCTTCATATTTCTCTTTCTTGTCTTTTTCTACAGTATCTGCATCCGCAGAGGTTTTTATTTTTGTTTCAAGATCATGCATCATTTTATCAATGCCATCAAGTGTAGTTAGTAAAGTAGGATTTATTACAGGAGTGTAATCGGTATTATCAATATTTATTTTATCAGTAGAGTTGTTTATTAAAACCACATTTTTACTATTATTCGGGCTATTTGTTTGAGTCACTATACTTATATTAATATTAAACAAGCTTTCAAGTTTTTCAATTATATTACGTGTGTCGCTGTCTATATCAACCTCAATACGAGCTTTCTCATCTCGCTGCTCCTCCTCTTGACGAGCTTTCTCATCTCGCTGCTCCTCCTCTTGACGAGCTTTCTCATATAGCTGATCAGTAGCAGCAGTCGACGCTGTTGCTTTCTCAGCCTCAGCAGCCTCAGCAGCCTCAGCAGCCTCAGCAGCCTCACTCTCCTTCTTTTTCCTCAATTCTTCCACTCGCGCCTCTTCCAGCAGCAGGTCAGCTTCTGCTGCAGCTGCTGATGCTGCTGCTGCGGCCATATCAGCCTCACTCGTCTCACGCTTAGCCTTTGCCGCTTGTGCTTTTGGATCATCATCATCATCATCATCATCATCATCATCATCATCATCATCATCATCATCATCATCATCATCATCATCATCATCATCATCATCATCATCATCATCCTCATCATCATCATCATCATCATCATCAGCAGAAGCAGAAGCAGCGAGATGAGAACGCTCGTCAAGAGGAGGAGGAGGAGGAGGAGCTGCTGGATTTGAAGCTGGACTAGGAACTGGTAATAATAAATCAAAATGAGTTTCTCTTTCATTAATAAGATATATAATGTCGGATTTTTCGCAATTGGTAATACCAGGCGGTAAAATAATAGTTTCTCCTTCAGTACTATAATAGTTGATCACTTCGCGTTCACTCGAAAAATCACCACGAGCAATTACACCAATACATACATTAAACATACTAGCAAGCATAGCTATTTCTGGCTCTTCTCCATATGCATTTAGTTTCGACACAGGTTTAGTGAGAATTCTTTTAACCGCTGCAGCAATTACTGGGAGACCACCACTAATTTTTTCAACCCATTCTGTATTCTTAATATTAGTACATATATAATTAACTAATACCTGTCTTAAATTTCCAATATAAGCAGGTAGGTTAAGAGAACCTCTGACGTTATACTTTTGTATTTTTATAGGCTCCCAACCAGGTATTTTATTATACTTACCCATTTCTCTATACAATAAACCTTGTATTACGGCTTCATATAAACAATTACCATCACCTATAATTTTATATTTTTTAAATTCTTTACCATCTACTGTCTTACTGTCAAGACTAGCCATATCAATAGAATTTTTGATATCAACTACCAATGTAGGAATATTTTTAGATATTTCGGTTGATAATTCTGGTATTTTTCTACATGCATCATTTATATAGTTTAGACGTTGAGCTCTTTCTTTATCGCGATCAACAGATACAACAACCTCTGTTTTTCCAATAATATCGGATAATGCAATATTATATATACCACTTCTGACACCACTACGGTCTCTGGCTTTGTCTAAAGGCTCGCCAGTAGCAACATCTATCGTGTTACTAAGAGAAATTTCCCATATCTCTCTTAGTTCATTTATATGTTGCTTTATCTGACCCTCATTTCTTTCTGTTTTTGAATTCCATAATTCTTTAAGTTTCTCAATAATTAAATTTTTTGTACCCTCTAAACAATCTATATTTGAACCTGCTGTAAAATACGTATTAGCTAATTGTATTCGTTCAACATTTTTAAGTGCAACAAAGGGTTTAGTGCCAGGAAAATCTTCGCTAATACAATTTTCACGTCCACCAACATATATTTTCATGGTTTTCCTCTTTAGATCCAGTTTTTTTGGATGTCGTCTTTTGGATTTCTGATGTTTCGTACTTTTCTTTTTATTTCCTTTTTTATTTCCTCCTGTGGTTGTGGGAATTGTATAATCTTTAACAATCTCAGCCAGGTTTCCACTAATTCCATTTAAACTAATTATACTAGGTTTTGCATCATTTGCATCCCAAAAATTTTTGATTCCTATATTTTCAAGTACCCACCCGGAGTTCAATGCTTTTGTAGGGATCCCTATATTATTAACAAGCATACTTATTGTAACGGCATCATATACATTATACATCTCAATGGGCGATGACTTATTTTTCGACTGAGTATTATAATGGTTTTTCAATTGTTTAGAAATGTTTCGTATTTTTTCTGTTTCTTCTGTAATTTTAGTTTTTTTTATATATTCAGCTCTCTCGGATCTGTTGCTTTTTATGAATTCTGCGTGTGCTGTAGCCTGAGTTTTATGTAATTTTTCCAACTTTTTTTTAATTTTTGTTTCTTCATCATCATCATCATCATCATCACCATCATCAGCATCATCATCATCATCACCACCATCATCATCATCATCATCATCATCATCAATAGTTCCCTTCAGTGCATTTACTATCATAATCTGGATTTCTTTATGACCATTTTTGGTAGCAAGATCGAGAGCACTTTTCCCATCCTTGTTCTGTAAATTAATAACAATATCTTTATTTTTATCTTTATCTTTATGTTCTAGCAACAACTTCACTATTCGAGTGTGACCTTGGTAAGCAGCCCACATGAGAGCACTATCCCCATGCTCGCTATGTAAATTTATATTAATATCAATATCTCTATCTCTATGTTGTAGCAACAACTCCACTATTGTATCGTGACCTTTGAAAGCAGCAATTATGAGAGCACTACCCCCATTCTTGTTCTGTAAATTTATTTCAATATCATCACGATCCAGCAACATATCCACTATTGCATAGTGACCATTAAAAGCAGCAAGTATGAGAGCACTATACCATTGGTTGTCCTGTAAATTTATTTCAATATCATCACGATCCAGCAACATATCCACTACTTGATCGTGACCATTAGAAGCAGCATTCATGAGAGCACTAACCCCATCTGTGTTAGTTGAATTTATATCAATATCTTCATCTTCTAACAACAACTTCACTGCTGTATCGTCACCATTATAAGCAGCACGTATGAGAGCACTACTCTCATTCTTGTTCGGTAAATTAATATTATCTTCATCTATTAGACTACGCATCTTTGTTATATCAGTACCAGTCGGTTCAGGTTCTTTCTTACTCTTAGTGTTAAGAACAGCACCTTTTTTTTTTAGCATATTCTCTATGTCTGTACGACCATTTTTGGTAGCAAGATAGAGAGCACTTTCCCCATTCTTGTTCTGTAAATTAATATCAATACCTGTATTTTTTAGCAACATCTCCACTACTTGATAGTGACCGTTTCTAGCAGCCCATATGAGAGCACTATTCCCATTATTGTCCTTTAAATTTATATTAATATTTGTATGGTTTAGCAACAACTTCACTACTTGATCGTCACCTTTGGCAGCAGCAAGTATGAGAGCACTATACCCTTGTTTGTCCTGTAAATCCACTGCAGAGTTTTTCTTTAGCAACAACTTCACTACTTGATCGTGACCTTTGTTAGCAGCAAGTATGAGAGCACTATCCCCATACTTATCCTTTAAATTTATATTAATATCATCACGCTCCAGCAACATATTCACTATTGGAATGTCACCTTTGGCAGCAGCACATATGAGAGCACTATTCCCATCATCGGTCTGTAAATTAATATCAATACCTGTATTTTTTAGCAACATCTCCACTAATTGAGCGTCACCTTCGAAAGCAGCCCATATGAGATCACTATTCCCTTCCTTGTCCCGTAAAGTAATATTATCTTTATCTATTAGACTACTCATCTTTGTTATATCAGTACCAGTCGGTTCAGGTTCTGGTTCTGGTTCAGGTTCTGGTTCAGGTTCAGGTTCAGGTTCAGGTTCTGGTTCAACATGGGGTTCTGGTTCAACATGGGGTTCTGGTTTAACTTGGGGTTCAGGTTGGGGTTTTGGTTCTTCTTTCTCCTCCTCCTCTTCCTTACTCTTAGTTTTAAGATCAGCACCTTTTTCTACTAGCATCTTCATTATGTCTTCATGACCATTTTTTCTAGCAAGATTGTAAGCACTATCCCCATATTTGGTCTGTAAATCCACTGCAGATTTTTTCTGTAGCAACATCTCCACTATTCGAGTGCGACCGTTTCTAGCAGCCCATATGAGAGCACTATACCCTTGATGGTCCTGTAAATCTACCACAATATCTTTATGGTCTAGCAACAACTCCACTACTTGATCGTGACCTTGGGCAGCAGCACGTATGAGAGCACTACGCTTATACTCATCCGTTAAATTTATATCACCTACTTCTATTAGATTACGCACATTTGTAATATCAGTACCATTAAGATCAGCACCTTTTTCTACTAGCATCTTCATTATGTCTTCATGACCATTTATGCTAGCAAGATAGTAAGCACTATACCCATATTTGTTCTGTAAATTAATATCAATATTTTTATGGTCTAGCAACATCTCCACTATTCGAGTGCGACCGTTTCTAGCAGCAATTATGAGAGCACTATTCCCTTGATGGTCCTGTAAATCTACCACAATATCTTTATGGTCTAGCAACCTCTTCACTATTGGAATGTGACCTTGGGCAGCAGCAATTATGAGAGCACTATGCCATTGTTTGTTCTGTAAATTAATATTAATACCTGTATTTTTTAGCAACAAATCCACTATTGGATCGCGACCTTGGGCAGCAACAAGTATGAGAGCACTATCCCCTTGAATGTTCTGTAAATTAGTATCAATAGCTTTATGGTTTAGCAACAAATTCACTATTGGAGCGTAACCTCGCTCAGCAGCAATTATGAGAGCACTATTCCCTTGATCGTCCTGTAAATTAGTATCAATAGCTTTATGGTCTACCAACATCTGCACTATTGGAGCGTAACCTTGGGCAGCAGCACGTATGAGAGCACTACGCCTATCATTGTTCAGTAAATTTATTTTAATATCTTTATGGTCTAGCAACAACTTCACTATTGGAGCGTTACCATTAGAAGCAGCATTCATGAGAGCACTATTCCCATACTCATCCGTTAAATTTATATTACCTTCATCTATTAGACTACGCACCTTTGTTATATCAGTATCAGTCGCTGAAACTATGCCCTCCGTTGGTGTGTTGCGGTCCAAGTGGTCGGTCTGCAATTGTGGTTCAACTTGGGGTTCAACATGGGGTTCAGGTTGGGTATTCTCCTTCTTCAGATCATTTGTAGCACGTCTATTTGCCATATATTGTACCAATTGTGGATTACCCATAATATACGTCTGGTTCTCCCACGTAGCTCCTGCATCTATTAGCATATTCACTAGGTCCCACTGCTGCTGCTCGACAGCAACACTGAGAGCTGACCATTTACGATGATTGTCCTGTAAATTTATATCAATATCTTTATGTTCTACCAACAACTTCACTAGGTCTGTATGACCATTATAGACAGCAATCATAAGTACAGTATTACCAAAGACGTTCTTTGAATTCATATCAGCACCTTTATCTATTAGCATCTTCGCTAGCACTAATATTTTCGCTAGTTGTTCATTTCTGATGTTCGCATCCGCGCTCGTGTATCCCTTCCTCCCAGGAGGCGGCCCTGCTTTTTTATAACCCTCAAGACATGCAAGTAAAATGGCACTCTCACCTTGACTGTTCTTAAGGTGGATGTCAGCACCTTTATCTATTAGCATCTTCGCTATGTCTGTGAAACCTCCACGGATAGCAGCTAAAAGGGCGGTGTCACCATCATTATCCTTAGTGTTAAGATCAGCACCTGCCTCTATTAGCACCTTCGCTATTTCTGTATATCTCCAATAGACAGCATGTAAAAGGACGGTTCTACCATTTTTTAACTTAGTGTTAACATCAGCACCTTTATCTAATAGCATCCTCACTAGTTTTGTATCCTCATCAATGGGCTTGGAAATACGAGTCAAAGCTAGCATAAGGGCGGTTTCACCCTTTTTGTTCTGTAATTTCACATCAGCTCCTGCCTCTATGAACATCTTCGTTATGGAAGACATTGCAAGAGGGATAGCAAGTAAAATGGCGGTGTTACCATCCTCATCCTGCGTGTCTATATTAACATCAGCCTTTATTTGTCTTGTCAACCCAGCAGCTGAGGGAGTGGTGAGGTCTTCTATCAAGCCTCCTCCTACCATAATACTATTATCTGATAAAGGCAATTCAGACGAATTCATTTCAATTAATCTAATTTCTTGAATAATGCTTTTAATTTTATCAAACTCTTCATTATAATAACCTTCCTTTAACATTGAAGGATCTAATATAGAATTCGCATATTTTTCATTTACTCTAATATAATACATATAAAGTTGTTTCATTAATAAATCATATTTTGAGGTGTATATAAATAACTCTATTAAAGGAAGCGTATATACATTTATAGGTATATCAAACACATCACCTACACCACCTTTGATAATTTTTTTGCTATTATTTTTTCCGCATGTTTTTCTTCTGGTTTTTCCGCCTGTTTTTCTGCCTGTTTTTCTTCTGGTTTTTCCGCCTGTTTTTCTTCTGGTTTTTCCGCCTGTTTTTCTTCTGGTTTTTCCGCCGGTTTTTCCGCCTGTTTTTCTTCTGGTTTTTCCGCCTGTTTTTTGTTTTTTATTGTCATCAATACCGTGTTGACGAGCAGCCTCAGCAAGAGCATGAGCTCGTTTTACAGCAGGGAAACTAAGCTCCAGATATGCATTACTCAACAAGTCATCATTTTCCGAACTGTAACTCGAACTATCGCCGGAAAACGAATCTTGTTTTATAGAGTTTTCAATCAATATTTTCTTGTATTTTGCTTCTTCGAGTATAGTTTGTTGTGGTTTTAATGTTTTATGTAAATTGACTATTTTAATATTTATATTTTTGATTCGTTTGTTCATTTGAATCTTCGTTTTGTAGGCTGAAATATTCATATCATATTCCGCATTCTTTATCTCCTCATTCATTTTCTTTTCATTTATAGCTTCTTGTAATTTTCGAAGTTCTTTCGAAATGTTACTTGCTTTTTCTTCGAGTTTATCACTGTTGTTATTGGATTTATTATTCATTTGTGTAATGATTTCGGTTTGTTCTCTTTTTTTAGCAAGTAATTTATTCATATTATCACTCATATCTTTTTCGAAATTAGATTTATCTGTATCCACCTTATTCTGTAGTTTTGTGACTTCAGTTTTAAGTTTATCGATTTCAATAGCAATATTCTCTTGTTTTTTAGTCAGTTCTTGTTGTTTAGTCAATCTTTCTTTTTCCTTCTTCTTAAGCTGAGCCTTCGCTTCTTTAAAAGTAGTTTTGGCGGCGGCGATTTTCGCAGCTTTATCCTCTGGGGTATAGGACGATGTCTTCTCAATGGTTTTTATGGTATTGGTATACTTATTTTGCACATGAGCAATTTCCAATTCGAAATTAGTTTTCATTTTAGGTTTATTGTTGCCCTTAAGGTCCTCCTTAAGGTCCTCCTTCTCGGTTCGTAATAATTGTTCTTTGACATCGACTAATTCTTGGTTTTTAATATCTAAATCATACTTATATTTTAATAATAATTTACCTGCATCAGATTCTTTATCATGTTTAAGTACAAATGATGTAGTAGAAGTAGCGTTAGAATTTTCTCTTATGATTTTATCTTTTTCATTTTGCAGTTCTTGTATACTATTAACTATACCTTGAATTTTTATCTTACTGATATTTATCTGCTTGTCAGTATCACTTAGACTATTATTGATAAATATATTACGATCAGCGTTTTTACCGAATAATCTCTCTCCCTTGGTTTTTTGTTGTATGATTTCTATCCTATCCATCTCCTTCTCATACAACTTCTCCCGCTCTATGCGTAATTTGTCTTGCTCATCGTTGTGCTTCTTCAGGGCTTCGGCCTTCAGTACAATCTCTTCGGCAGTATCGGCGCGCATTTTCCATACATTTTCCTCCGCCTGCTCTGCATTCTTCAGATTCCATTCATCTCTGGCTCTGTTTCTAGCTCTCTCGGCCTCTGGGCCCTCTCGACTATTCCCTTGCCACTTCTGCGTCGTCTGACTCGTCCATTCATCATCAGCTCGTTCTGGCAAAATCAATTTTTTTTCCTCATCCCCATCCCAATCTTTATAATCATAATTCGATGCATTCAATGCATTCAATGCCACAAATGTAATTTTAACATATGGATTTTTTACATATGATGTATTGTTGCCATATGAACCTCTTCCTTTCTCAAGAGATTCGTCATGTTCTGGTTCAGGCTCAGGTTCTGGTTCAGGCTCAGGTTCTGGTTCTGGGGCTGGTTCTGGTTCTGGTTCTGGTTCTGGGGCTGGATCATCCATAAGAAATATACCAGCTTCTCCTCCTACTGTATTACTTGTATCGGTAAATTCAATGTTTCTTCTGTTTATCGCCTCAGTACTCGATTCTCCGGATTGACCGTTTTTTATTATAGGGGTTTTATCAAAAAAAAATTTTTTTTTTTTTATATTATATTCTTCCGTTTTATCTTCCGTTTTATCTTCCGATTTGCGATCATCTATTACATATTTTGTTCCTTCTCCTCCTTCTCCTCCTTCTCCTCCTTCTCCTCCGTTAACTATATATGAAGATCCATTCTTACCGGAATTTAATATAATAATACCACCTTCATTATTTGTTATTGTAACATTATCGTCTGAAATAGTTACTGTTAATTCAGATCCACTATAATTTAGAATCACACCAGCACCTCCTCCACCAGCTCCACCACCAACATTTCCGAAATCTTCTTGATCATTTTTTACCATATATTTTCCACAATCACCACCTGAAGCGACTGCTTCAATAAACATATAATGTCCTGTTTTTTGTTTAATTATGTGGGTGTTATTGGGGTCGATTACTGAAAAATTCAACGTTCGCGGTCTATAATATAAATGTGTTTCTAAATTGAAAATAGTTTTCCCTTCATTATCGAGCATGTCTACCATATCATTTTTCGAACCTGAGTTCTCATTATTGATTGTGTATAAACGAGCTTCTGCTAAAGATTCTTGTATTTTTTTTATATTTTGATTATAATCTGATATTAATAAATCATATCTAATTAATTTATATCTTTCAGCATAATCAGTTTTAATGACATCGTCAGTTGTAGTTTTTCCAATTAATTCTTTATAATTATTTATTAACGCATCAATATTGTCTGCATTGTCAGTTTTGTCGCCAAAGTTCTTTACAATTAAAGGAATATTTGCTGTTTGTTGTAATTGTATAGTTGAATCACCCTCTAAATTTTTAACAGTATCATTAGACCTATCTGACTTTAATTTTTCTATATCTTTAATTTTTGTTTCATAATATTTAATTAAATTTGTTGAATAATTTTCTAAATTATCAATTGGAATATCTTTATCATAAATAATTTGTTGAATTTTCCATTTATTTATTAACCATTTACTATTATCATCAGATTTTTCTATTTCTTCTTCTTTATACATATTAGCAAGATCTAGTGTGGCTTCTTTTTTTGGTCTCGATTTTGGTATATAATCATCAGTATACGCCTCAAGTTCATGTTCTGGTTCAACTTGGGGTTCTGGTTCGGGTTCTGGTTCAACTTGGGGTTCAGGTTCAGGTTCTGGCTCAACTTGGGGTTCTGGTTCAACTTGGGGTTCTGGTTCGGGTTCTGGCTCAACTTGGGGTTCTGGTTCTGGTTCGGGTTCTGGTTCAACTTGGGGTTCAGGTTCAGGTTCAGGTTCAGGTTCTGGTTCAGGTTCTGGTTCTGGGTCAACTTGGGGTTCAGGTTCAGGTTCTGGATCAGGTTCT